TCTCTGCACCGATGAGGAAATAAGGCTCTGCGGAGAATTTCTCCCGGTTGATATCGTCGCCGATGCCGGATCGCTTCCATTCAATGATGCGAGCCTCGGATATATTATCAGTTGTCATCAAATTGAGCATATGTGGGATACCATAGGGACTCTCAAGGAGTATTGGCGGGTTATCCGTCCAGGCGGCTATCTTTTCATGGTCGTGCCCCACAAGGATCGCTGCGAGCCGGATAGCACGATGGAGACGACGACGATTGAGGAACTTGAGAAGCGGTATAACGGAGAGATCCCGGTCCCGGAAGACTATGGTCCGCATGGCTTTTATGGGCATCGTTCGTATTGGAGAACGGCGGATTTCATTGCCTTAGTTGAGCATTTGGGGATGAAAGTTTATCGGTATTTAGAGATTTGCGATAAGGTACCGAACGGATTTACAGTAGTAATTAGAAAGCCTTATTGACGTAAGCATAAAAATGGCGTAACATTTGCCTGTAAGGGAACGCGCCGCAACTGCAACGTGAGCGACGTTTTTGTGACTAATTAGCGTCGTAATTATTGCGCTATCGGGGAAATTTGATTGAGCGAAGTCGAGTATGCCGAAGAAGAAATTGCCATGCTCCCCATGCAAGAGAAGATGTTCTTCTATGATGAAATTTGGGGAGGAATGCGAGGCGGACAAGGTTGCCAACCCGCAGGTTCGTTAGTTCTTCTCGCGAGCGGCAAATGGAAAGACGTTAAATATGTAAACCCCGGCGACATGCTCTTGTCTCCGCAACATGACGGATCAATGATCCCGGCAACCGTTGAAGAAGTATATCGTTACGAAAATTCTCCTATTTATGAAGTAATTACGACGCACAGTGATATAGAAACATACCGTTATATTTGCTCGGGAGATCATATTCTTCCTATAAGGTTACGCCATGAAAAAGGTCTCTGCGAAATAGGCGTTAAGGCGTATTACGATATGCCTGATGCGAAGAAACCGCTAGGGAAGATATTTGGCATTTCTCATAGAGATAGCAAAAAGATAAAGCATTATAGGTTTTTGGTTCGTCCCGTTGGGAATTCTACGGTCTACGGATTCACGCTTAACTCTCCGTCAAGTTGGTACGTCACGGACGGGAACCTCATTACGCATAATAGCGGGAAGTCGCTTGTAAATGCATACTGGCTTTGGCTCCGTCGCATGGAAGAGTATCCGAAGAGCAACTTTGTAGCGGTCGGGGCTACCTATCAGCAGTTGCGTGAGGGGTTCTTCGCCGGGTTCGTCAACATGCTCGTGAAGCGCGGTCTTGAAGAAGATATCGACTTCATGTATCGGGGAAGCCCGAGGCCATGGATAAAACTTCTCTACTCCGGTGCAAAGTTACATAGTTGGTCTGCGGATATCGTCTCTCGCGTCCGCGGCACGAGCGTTCAAACTATTATTTTAGAAGAACCTCAGACATGGGGGAAAAACGCTGAAGCCGCTTGGATTTCCGTTCAGGGTCGGTTACGCCCCAACGAATTAACGAAGCAAATATATCCTGATTTAGTTCCGCAAGGTAGGTTATCGTTTAACCCTACGGACGTCGGTCCTGGGCATTGGTTATACGATATGCTCGAAAACCGTTGGCCGAAAGAAGGCTGGGTTTGCGAGCGTATGAGCACGCGCGACAACACGCTGCTCCTTGACGATGACCCGGATTATATTCGCAAACTCGAAGCCTCCATGTCGCCCGATCGTTGGCCGATTGAAATCGACGGCGAGTACGCGACGTTCGGCGGAGAAATATATCGCGGGTTCCGACCTGCTATCCACGGCGTATGGAAAGATGGGCTTCCGCTCATCGCGCTTGATAAAACGAAGCCGATCTTGTGGACGTTGGACTTCAACATTGGTTGGATGTCGAGCGTCGTCGCTCAGGCGCACACGCAGACGCAAATCGTGACGGGATACGAGCCGAGGCTAAACTTGCCTCCGAACCCGATCATCGCGAATTTCATGCCGGATTGGCAGCGGAACATTTTCGTCGTCTTGGACGAATTCTTCTTGCGTAATTCTACGGTGCGCGATGCGACGAACGCATTCCTCTCCTCTCCATACGGAGAACATGCGAAAGAACTCTCTCGTCAAGGGCACGTCGGCGTACGCCTCTACGGCGACTCCACGGGCGGCAATCGCAATCAACAGACAGCGCTTTCCAATTGGGAAGTGGTCATGAGCGAATTGCACGATGCCGGCATTCGCATGGACGTCCGTGTCCCGCATAACCCGAGCGAACTAGATCGCGTCAATGCGATGAACGATCAGTTCCAAACGGGCGAAGGATACGGGTTGCTTGTTGATCTCAACAAATGTGAGAACCTCATACGAGACTGGCAAGGAGTCAAACGTAAAATCGGAACGAATGAAATAGATAAGAGTGATAAAAGCGAATCCGGGTTACGTTTAACGCATTTGAGCGATTCCATGGGGTATCTCGTCTATGTTGAAAGACGACTCGCAAAGCGTGAGCCGATCAAATTCCTTGATTTTATAAACAGATAAAGAAATTTGTAAGTTGGAGATTAAAATTGTTCGAAGAAATACTTAACGCAGAACTTGAGGCGGAAAATATCCTCAACAACATCATGCCGACGATCGAGCAGGGCGTTGAGAACCATTTCCGACGCAATGCCCCCTCCTGTTCTCGCATGGAATGGGATCGTCATTCTATGACGGCATATGCAAAAATTCCCGGCAAGGAAGAAGTTCTCGTCTATGCGACGAGTTCACATTATCAGTTTAACGAGGATGCTTCTCAAGAACGGATGCAGCTAGAGATTCTTCACCAAACTGCCGAGTATGCCGGAATGCTTTGCTTAAAGTATCTCGCACAAACGCTAGTGGACGAATCGGAACATCGCGGAGAAATTGACTGCTATTTCGAACGTCTTAGTTTCGGATATCATTTTCTTGGAGAACGTAGCGTTCCGATTTATGCGTCAATAACGGAGCCTAATGTTTTGAACCAACTTTCATTTCAGAAAAACCAGCATCTCCTAAAACATATCGTTTCCTAAACCACTAACTCGTGCGCCGATGAGCGCGCTTTCTTACTCCTGGAGGGAATACCGTGTCTCAGTCACCGCTCACCGGCCCATACAACGCGACCGAATACCTCGGCACGACGCCTTGGTTCCCGCAGGGAATCGTAACTGATCCCAATACTACTGGAATCAAATATCTCTACGATGCGAGCACGTCGCCGGCCGCCGTAGGATCATTGCTCGTTCTCGGAAGTGCCGATACGTGGGCACAGAGTTCCGTAACGGGCGCTTCCTATGCTCCCAATACGTTCGGCATCGTGACGGTTGCCGCAACTGGCGTAGGAGCTCAGGCAACGCTACAAACCGGCGGGATGGTCAATGCGACTTGCACGACCCAATCCGTAGCGCTCGCTGCCGGTTCTCCGCTTATTTCCGATGGTTCCGGATACCTTACGACCCCATCGCCGAGTATCGCTCCGTCATCCGCGACGGCGACGGCACAAGTAACCGGCTCAAGCACCGTGACGTATCTCGCGTATGCACGCAATGCTTATACATTAGATTCCGTCGCCTCGTCAGGTATTACGACGACGACCGCTCCTGCGACGATTACTTCAGGTAACCCGATCGCCGTTGCGGGAACCGTCCCAGCCGGAACGACGAGCGTCATTATCGTCCGATCTGCCGGCGGCGCCTCACAGGGGGTTATCGGACAAGCGAGCGTCGCGCCTGGGCAAACGAAGTTCAATTTCTTGGATTGGGGACAGGCGGCTGGAGCAGCGACGTATACCCCGAACGCAACGCCGAGTTTCGTGCCGGGACAGCTTCTCGGGTTCTCGCTTGGAGCACTCGCTGGATCTTCGGCGGCGACAAGCGTTAGCGTCTTGATCGCGGGACGTTAATCTCCCAGATGCTGAAAAACATGCGCGTAGCGGCGGCTTCGGTCATCGCTACGCTTGTTTTGTCCATGCAGCCGGTAGCGGCTCAATACAATCAGCAAGGAGCCGGAGAACTTCCTGTTACGCTTGGCATAAATGTAACGGTCATCGCGGCGGGGACAAATACGTCGTGCAAGGTCGAATACGTCTATCCGAAGACGATTCACAAGATCTTTAGCGCAGCGGTGAGCGAAACGGCGACGGTCTCGCTTTATAACGATCAGACATGCACTGCGGCTGATCTCATATGGAGCGGCGTTCCGAGTAATACGGTTCCGGTTTGGATCGACGTGCCGTTTTCAAATGCATGGTCGGTTAAAACAAGCGGAGCAACCGTCAATAATACGATCATAACAACGAATTGATTCATCGAGGCATTTGTGGGCTATCGTGAGATAAAGGGGAAAATCAAGTACCCGAAAGGCACGACGGAACGATACAAGCGCCTTGACGCATATGATCGTCTCCGCGAAGGAACGCTCTACGACCATATCCGCACGCCTTTTGATTGCGAAGAAGAGGGCGGACAGTATATCCGCATGCGTGAGCGCCGCCCTTCTATCATATGGCAATGCCCGCGGCTTATCGTTGATCAGCTTTCCGGTCTGCTTTGGGGCGACGAGCAGATGCCGATCGTCCGTACGTATTACGGAGAAGAACCGACCGACGAAGACAAGGCAGCAGAAGACGGCATTCAGCACCTCGTAGAAATTCTTAATCTTGACGCTGTTATGGACGAGATTACGGAAAAGGCTTCGTCTGGAAGCGCAGCCGTCGTTTTACGCGCAGTTGAAGGGATCGAGGGAGACGGAAACGATCCGTATATAGAGATCATTCCTGGTAAAGAATGCAAGCCGACATTTGATCCGAAAAATCCGAAGAAACTCGTAAAAATAGAACAACTCTATCCGACGACGGGGCAAGCGCTTCGAGATATCGGATACGATAAGGATGTTATCCCGGACGAGGAACTTGATAAGGATTTTTGGTTCCGGTTGGAGATTGACGATAAAGAAGAAATCCGTTACTTCCCCATGCGTTCCGACCGTTACGAACGTCTTGGACAAATCGAAGGCGGCAAGAAAATAGAATGGGAAATTGATAAGGAAAATTCCATAGCGCACGAATGGCCCGCGCTTCCCGTTATCTGGGTAAAGGGTCCCAAGGGAAATCGTATCGACGGCGACTGCCTCTACGGTTCCATCATTGATATCCTAGTTGAAATTGACTACTCGCTCTCGCAGATCGGGCGAGGATACCGCTACACGGCAGATCCGATGCTCGCCTACAAGCGGGGAGAATTACGTCAAGGCGTTATCCCGGCAGCTTTTGATAATGTTGAGGATCGTACTCAGCGTGACGAAAACGGCCAAGTCATCAAGTCGCCGAACAACGTGCTTGATATCGAACCGGGCGGCGATGCGAAGTACCTTGAGATAAGCGGCGACGGCCTTAAATCGTCTGGAGAATTCGTCAAGCTTCTTCGCGAGTGGGGGCTTGAAATCTGCGGCGGCATGAAGTCCGATGCGGAGACGACGAGCGGCGTCCAAAGCGGACGAGCTCTCGAAATTCTCTACCAAGCGCTGATCCTGGTCATCAAGCGGTGGCGCGTAGCGGTCGGCAATGGCGCTTTCCTCCCTCTTATCCGCATGTTGCTTACCGGGATGGAAGACGGCGTGATAACCGTCAACGGCGTTGATTCTCTTGATCCGAAAACGACCATGCGGCTTGTTTGGCCCCAGTGGATGACGCCTAGCGGCTCAGACCTCTTGGCATCGGCTCAAGCTTGGCAGTCGCTTGCGGGCGGCTCCGCTACGGCTCCCGTTCCGATCTTGCCGCGTATGACCGTGACGAGAATCGCGGGAAGCAACCTCGGCATGCCGGACGTTTCGACGCTTATCAAGACGTTGGAAAAACAGAACAACGATGATGACGCAGATCAACTCGAATCCGAGGATCGCGCTCATCAGCGTCAAGTCGAGATTAAAAAAGTATCCACAAAACCTAAGATCATATAGGAGATCAGAACTAACGTATGGACCCCGAAAAAACTTCGTCCGAGACGACGGAAACAACGCAAGCTACTGAATCCACGAAGGAGACGGGGCAAAAAGGCGCTGAGTCCGTAAAGCATGAGCAAGGGAAGACCGACTCTACCACTCAAGCCGCCACTACGACGAAAAAGACCGAAACAGAATCGTCGGTTAGCGAATATGAGAAGCAACTCCGCAAAGAGAACGAAAATGAGCGTAAGAAACGCCAAGACGTAGAACGACGTGCGGATGATGCTGAAAAAGAACTTAAAGAACTCAAAAAGTACAAAGAAGATCAAGAAAACGCAGAACTCGCTGCGCAGAAGAAGCATGAGGAAATCGCCTCAAAGGAACGCAAAGCGCGCGAGAAAATCGAAAAAGAACTCGAAGAAGAACGGAAAGTCAACAAGCGAGAGAGACTCCTTGACCGCGCTGAAACGTTCGCCGCGAAACTCGGAATCCTTGATGAGTATGTCGAGGATCTACGCGCATCGCTAGAGCGTAAGGCCGACAAGGAAGACATCACATTCGATGCGCTTTCCGAACTTGTCGAGGGATATAAACAATCGAAACCCCGTTGGTTCAAAGACGAAGAAGTGAAAAACGAAACCACCAAAACCACGACCGAAACCAAAAGCAAGACCGAAGAAGAGAAAAAGAAAGCTACCTCTTCAGCAACTCCGTTACGGAAAGACGCCGGCACGGAAGCAAAAGTTGACCATAAGGCATTGGACAAGAATGATTGGACAAAACTTATGGCTTCCTACGGCGTAAGAGCCTAAAGATAGATAACCCGTTCCTCTCAAAAGAAGAGGAACAGAGTGACGTTACGTTTTCGCCGTCAATGGGCGCAGAGTAACGCAAAACCGACCATGCGAGCATAAGGGTGTTCGCATCATGCGTTGTAGCCGTTAGATACGGATTGCTTTCGCATGGAACCGATAAGCGGATGATCCGATGAGGCTTTAACCCTGATTGATTTCTTCTCAGGAGTTTTCCTCATGCCCATTGATAATGTGCCGGCCGTTCAAGACATCATCGAACAGCAGAACCTCTTGGAGCGGCTCTTCCACGACCCGCTAGAGGCGAATCTTGCCTATTCCAAGTTCGCGGACGATGAGATGTTTCCAAACGGCATCGGTGAAACGCTCACCAAGACACGCCCGGCTCTGTTCCCGCTTTCGGCTGCGATGACGCCGATCAACCCGGCAAGCAATACCGGCTTGGATAACGGATTGACGAACAATTACTATGCGTTCGAGCAATACATCCTCCCGATCAATCTGTATGCATTGACGACCAACGTCAACATCATGCAAGATCGCACGCTCATCCGACGCATCTTCCTCCAGAACTATCAACAGCTCGGAGAAAATGCCGGTCGTACGATGGACGGTCTCTGCTCGCAGTTCATCCATACGGCGTATGATTCCGGTAACACCTTCGCTACGCAAACGGTGAGTAGCGGAACGACGTTGACGGTTGATAACGCAGTCGGTTTCGATACGGCTTTCAATTCCAACGCAGGTCAGTCTCCGGGTTCTCCGACGACGACTTCCTCAAGCAACCCCGTGACGGTGACGGTCTACAACGGAACGAGCGGAGCGGTAAAGGGGACCTTGACGGTTACCGGCGTTGCGTTTGATTCGGTCAACACCTCAACGGCGAACGTCGGAACGGGTCCCACGGCTATCGCATACGGCAAATCCGGTACGCTCACGTTCTCGGCGACGATCGGGATCACGATTTCTGCGAACGATAACATCGTTGCATCAGACGGATCATTCGTCGAACGCCCGAACGGAAAGCTCACGCGTGCGGCTCTCGTAAGTTCCGATACGCTAAAGCTTATTGACTTCGGAAACGCTGCGGCGAAGCTCCACTCGCGAAATGTTCCGAAACTCCCTAGCGGAATGTATGGGGCGATCATTGATCCGGCACTATGGCCGCAACTCTTGAGCGATAACGCGTTCAACTTCGCAACCATGGGCCAAATGGGCGAGGGATACTTCAAGAACGGTATGGTTTCTCGTACCCTCGGTATGGAATTCGTATCATCCAACATGATCCCGAATTACTCCATCCCGAGTTCCAACCTCCGTGCACGTCACTGCGTCGTCGGCGGAATGGGGATGCTCATCAAGGGGACCTTCCAAGGTTCGATTGATGCGGCTAGACAGGCGAACACGATGCAGAATGCCGATATACGGCTTATTGAGGACGCAAAGATCGCCCTCATTACCCGCGGACCGATCGACGTTCTCCAACAGGTCGTGTCGCAAACCTGGGAGTGGGTCGGCGGATTCGTTGTTCCGACAGACTTCACCTCAACGCCCGCGATCATCCCGACAACCGACTACGCACGTTACAAGCGCGCCGTGGTCATCGAGGTCGCATCACTCTAATGCCTATCGTAAACCGCGGGGCGCACCAGGTTCAGCCTGAACGCCCCGCTACGGCGGTTCCAGTTAGGGAGGCGGAGAAAACGATCCCCAAGATCATTCGAATGGACGAGAAGCGTACCGTCGTGCGAGGGAACGGCATGATCGTATTCGAGCAAAATCAGGTCGTAAGCGATCCGTGGCTTATTTATGCCGCAGTTGATAATAAGGTTGGATTTCAAATCATAGAGGCATAATTACTAATAAGTTTGGAGCGCAACATGGTTCTGCCTGAGTACCTTAAGGACAGAGTGCGTATCCACCTTGATGTTCCGGTTATTGGGATTCAAGATTCTGGAAGCATGTTCGGTTACAGATTCCCAAATGTAATGGGTTTATTGGAAAACCGGATGAACATGCTACAACCCTTTGAATTCGCAACGATAACAGGAACGCCCACCGCATCGTTAAGCCTAATGCAAAACGGAACAATCCTCGCAGGCGGAACGATAACGATTTCGGTCAATAGCATTCCAGTCATCTACACGATAACGAGTGCGGATGCATCGGCTCCTGATCCGGTTCTTTCGAT